ATTTACAAAGTTTAGGTTTTAAGGAATGGGATACAGCTATAGGAATAAGAAGGGATGAACCAAATAGGTATCACAAAATAAAAAACAAGGTAAAAAAAGATAGATGGGATTATGTATTTCCGTTATAGGACACGTATGCAACTAAACAAAGTGTTGCTCATTTTTGGAAACAACAAGACTTTGATTTAAATATTCATAGCGAGCATGGAAATTGTGACTTCTGTTTTCTTAAAGGATTAAAAAAGAAAATAGCACAAGCACATTTAATGCCAGAAAGATTACAATGGTGGATTGATATGGAGGCAAAAATAGGAAGTAAATTTCATTCCGATTTTCCAATGACTACACTAAAGAAATTAGCTTTAAACCCTCAATTATTCGATGAACCTAATATTGATTGTTTTTGTGGGGATTAATTTATTTTAATTTATATTTACAATTATAAAAACCAACCTATATGAATTTACCAGCCATTGCAATGACAATCGAGGAAAAGATACAAGATATTCAACTTGTTATCGACAATCGAGAAAAAAGATTATTTAAAACGGGTATCGTTGAAAGCCTACCTAAAATTAACCAAGTCGTAAAACAAATACTTCCCCTGTACGGCATTGATGCAAGTCCAGAACACTTGGTTGAGGTGACGCAGTTTATTACAACTTACAAATTAATTGCCGTTGATGAAATTAAACTGGCATTCGAAAAGTTTGCACGGCAAGAATTAAACATTGATGACCATAAGTTATACGGCAAAGTTGATTTAGCTGCCATTGGGCGAATCCTTACCGCGTATATCAACTGGCGGCAAAAGGTTTATTTTACCGTTGATATGGAGGACGAAAAGAAACGAGGCAAGTTGGAAGAAGAACAAAGGCAAGTCGAGGCAAAGCGCAAGTTTTACGCAGAATTTCCCGAAATGTTAAGCGGCTTTAAAGGTGAATCATACGAAGATGTACCAGTATATTGGTACGACGCCGCAATGGAGGCTGGGTTAATCGGTTACGCCGAAGGGGAAAAACGAGCAATCTGGGAAGAGGCTCAGGAAATAGCAAGTAAACAAAAGATACAAGCAGACAGTTACATTGACTTTAAAACCCAGTTACACAGGGCGGCGGAAGAAAGTAAGAAAAGGGCGGTTATCATTGCGCAAAAGTTGGCGGTTTGGAGAATCGTTTTAAACAGGAAATAATTTTTCATGCAATCTGGTTTTCATGGTGGGAGGTATTTTATTTCCCACTTTTTTTTAAAAATAATGTTGTAAATATTTTTTTATATCAATATTTATTTATAAATTTACATATTGAAAATAACAAAAACAACCAATCATGATGACAATGACCGAATTAAGAAATCACTTTGACAAAGTACATGAATTAGTAGCTGATGCAGCATTTGTAAAAAATGTATATCTGGCAGTAAAATCACAGGGCTGCACCGACGAAGAATGGGAGGCTAATAAAATGCCAATTACCGCAAGAATGGCAAATGAGTATCTAAACAAATTACGCGAGGATATCAAAGAAATTAAACAATCATGGCGCTAACCACGCCATATTTTTATATTTTAAAACAATCAATTATGACAAATTTTGCAGATTTTTTAAACACATTAGGTTCTTCAGATTTGGAAAGCCTACAAATTATTTTAAATACATATAATGAAGATTACGAAATTAGGTCTAACGACATTGAAGACGTTGGATTTAATAAGTTTTCTGGATATGTTTGGCTTTTACTTAATAACGGAATAACTATTGTAAGTTGTTTTGGTCAAAAAGCAGAATTTTTAGTTACAGAATTTTCTGGTAAAGAAACATTCTATGACACTTATTACGATGCAGTTAACAACGAATTTTTAGTTTAAAATTAACGGGGTGCAGCATCCGAGCCAACTGCATTTTAAACAACCAATCATGAAAAGCATTGAAGTAGGCAAGTACAAAAGTTGGCAAGATGCAAACACCATAAAGGATATATTGAAAGATAAATCCTGTTATAGGTTTGAATCCAGAATCATTGAAGCACCAAACGGCTTAATCGTTGTTGCGTCCACATACCTTGAGGCAAAGAAAAAGCACATGAGGAAAGAAGCAAAGTTTTTAATTGACAAAACCTTTTGGATATGAGCATTACAAAATATACGGTCAAATGCACATTAGACAAAAAACTTGGTCACTTTGTCCATGTGTTATTTTCCAGCGGCTTTGGTCTTTACGGACAAACAAAACCCCATAGCCCAGACGATAACATTGAGGTACACGGCTGGACATTTGAGCCCCATGACCTTGATTTACAATTATACCCAAACATCAACCGCTTCAACCTCATGCCCCTTGTGGATGAGAATGAGATTGACTGGATAATCATAAAGAATTAATTAACTTTTTTTAAAACAACCAATCATGAATTTTTTAACAGAAAAATTGGACACTTTAACAAACACACTTACAGACAATGCCTTAACAAGGTATTATGAATTAAGGATTAAATACCTTGAAGGGGAACAAGAAAGATTGAGGAATGAGGCAAGGTTTGATTATCGAGTAACTTTGGACTTTTGGATTTATGCGCAAAGAATGGTTTCAAACTACATCTGGATGCACAAAGAATCAAATCATAATATTTATATTGAACAGATTACAAACATGATGGACGCGATGCAACTGCATGAAGAAACAAATGAGGATACCGCTATAAATAGACTGAGAAATAATTTTATTACACATTGCAAAGAATCAATCGAAAAATGCAATCAATACACGGCAGCAAGATGAATATACATGAATTTGTAATAAACGTAACGACGACCATTTGCCCTTCCCATATCGTTGAGCCTGTCCACCTTAGAAAATGGTGGAGGCAACGCGGGGTCGGTGAACTTGAAAAATACTTTGTATCTGGAAAAGCCATTCACTATAACGAGGAAATCAACTGGAAAAAAATAAGCGACCATAAAAAAAGTTTATGGTACGATTCACAAAACTTTCAAATAAACATGGGTCATGAATATTCTAAAAGGACGAGTTAAATATACTGCGGGCAAAGTTTTCGAAGGTCAATACGGACTTTCTATTAACGCTGCAATCACATTGGAAAACGGAACGGACATTCGCGTGTACGGGAAACCAGATGACGAAAAATTAAAGGCATTACAAAAAGATGACGTCGTGACCATTATACACGACGGCAAAAGTTACAAGGTGGCTTTTGACATGGTTACCGCCAACGAATTACCCGAAAAGGTACAAACACCCACGGAAGGAAATAACGTGCAACAGGCGGTAAATGTAGCCCCTAAAACGAACGGTAAATTGACTGCTGAAGAAATAAGCGAAAAGGCTACTTTTATGACGGGCATTTACGCCGACATATTTCACCAGTTGCAAGCCTCAGGTTTAGAACCAGCGCAAGCGCAACCAGCAGCCGCAACAATTTTTATTCAAATCGGAAAATTCTTTTAATCTCATATTGGTATGTTTTGCCCCAGCCTGTAAAATGGCTGGGGATTTACCAATAAAAAAACAAAAACCATGACAGAAAATCAACTTATAGACTTAGGATTCAAAAGGGTTTATGTAGATGAAAACTCAGATATAATTGATGAAAAATTAGTAAATGAAAATTTTGTCTATTATTGGTATATATTAGAAATAGAAAATACAATGAGATTTGAATCTATTGCAAAAGAAGAAGTTATAAATGATAATTGGATTGTTGATTTTGGGTTTGGTGAGGACTGGGAATTGAATGGTTTTAAAATTGAATCATATGAAACAGTTAAAAGTATAATTGATTTATTTAAAACCTTAAAATTAAAATAACCATGCTACTTCCAAAACCATATATATCAGTCAGTCAAATAAACCTTTGGTACAGTGACCGACAAAAGTACATTAACCGATATTTTCTTAACCTTCCAGAAAAACCTTCCATTTACATGAACTTTGGAAAACAGTTTGCCGAAGATACCGAAGCGTATATCAAAGATGGAATTATAATGGAAACCTTCCCCGATTTTTACATTGACAAGATTCAAAGCTTCAAAGGTTGCGAGGCTGAAAAAGAAATTAGTCTATCGATTAACGACATTCAAGTCAAAGGTTTTATTGACGTTTGGGACATTGAAAATAACAGGGTCATTGATTTTAAAACCTCAGGAAAACCGTGGACAATAGACACGTTAAAAGATAGCCTTCAAATGAAGGTGTACGCGCTGGCAATGTTTGTCAATGGTGAATCAATACCAGAAAGTCAAATCAACTGGTTAGGTACAAAAAGAACAAAAGACGGCTTATCTTTCACGGGTGAAAGCCATGAAATTAGGCATACCTTTGAAATGGACGATTTATTAAAAGGCATTGTTTTAATTGAGCAAACGTGCAAAGAGATAAGCGAACATTATAAAAGTTTTTTAAACACATTTAAATAACCAGCCATGACAGATGAAGAAAAAAAAGCACGAAGAAGGGAATACATGAAAAATTACATTAAGAATTTATCAAGATACCAAAAGGAAAAAAGACGTTTAAAGAATCTGGAAAGAAAGAAAAATAACTATCACGACAAAACGCCCGAAGAAATTCAAAGACGAAAAGAAACCAATAGACAACAGTATTTAAAAAACATTGATAAAATTAAGGCATACGCGAAAGCCTATCGCCTAAAACAAAAACAAAAAAAATGCTTACAGAACGAGAACGAGAAAAATTAATTAGGAACGCCGCCGCCATCTTTGTAGCCGCTGGGGGTATCTTAACTTTGGCTTTTGCCATTTACTTCATTGTTGACCTTGTAAAAAAATGGTACTGATGAAATATGAGATAAAATGGAAAAGCGGCAGAATTATCACCGACGCGGAAAGTATTGAGGATGCAATAAAAAAGTTTAAAGAACTGGGTATAGAGGTTGAAGATAAAGAAATAAGTATTGCATCATTTGGTTGAAATTTGTCCCGTATCTTATTGGTGCGGGATTTTTTTTTAAAATAATGTTGTAAATATTTTTTTATGTAAATAATTTAAATTAAATTTACATATTGAAAATAACAAAAACAACCAAAATGATTACATTAACCACTTCACTAAGAGAAACACTAAAGGCTCAAGATATTATCAGAGACCTTAACATTGCTTGTATTTTTGATATTCAAGAAGAACAAGTTGCATCAAATTGCTGGACTTTTACCACGTTTGAGGAAGACATGGAAGACATTTGCCATGATATTGAAAATATGTTATCTAAATCAGGGTTAGTAGAATTTGAAATTTCTTTTAACAACTAAAAACAACCAAAATGGAAAAGACAATTTATTCAGTAATGTACTTTGGCAATGCCAAAAGGTATCAAGATTTAAACGAGGAAGTTGAAGCTTACTCAAAGCGCCACGCTGTTGAACAAGTTTATTCAAAGATGCGCAATGAAGATTATTTCCCTGAGGATGAGTTTACATGGGGTGGACTTATCCGAGATTGCGATGGCAATGTGATTGCAGATGCTAACGACGAAACGATTGAGTACGATGGCGGACACTTTTACGCTGAACCAGTAATGCAATAATCATGAAAGAGCCAATAATAGAAACTTACGTTCCACAAAATACGCGGCTGCCATATCAGGTAGCCGCTGGCATCGGCATTGCTTTTGTCATTGGGTTGATTTATTCCCCAATAAATACAAATTACCAGTACACATCTTTTGTGCCTGTTATTGAACGCGACACGGTTTATGTTCATAAAATAACGACGTTGACCTTTCCCGCGAAGGCTGAGGATAAAGCCATTGACGAAAGCGCCTACGGGTCACGGTCATACGGTTACGAGGTGCGCAAGTTGTCAGGGTTACAACTTAGGCAAACATTGGAAGGTCGCGGTTTTCGAAACCTTGCAAAAGTTGACAGGGCGAAGCTTCGCCGAATTTACCTTGCCTACTGCTACGAAAGTATGTTAATGAACGTCCACCTATTAACAGATTTTCCCGTGTCAATGATTTATTCCTTTTTCATCATCGAGGCAACCAGTCAAGGGGTTGAAACAGAACTTTGGCGCAAGCACGCAAACGCTGGAGGTGTTAAGGCTTTGAAAGGTCAACAATCGGTAACCTACAAAACACGCGAGGTCATCAGGGGAAAAGATAAATACATAAGGGCTAAATTTATGAGTGCCGAAACCACGGAAGAAGGCATGAAGCTTTGGGCTGGTGTTCTTAACTCTGGAAGATACGCGGCTTGTAAAAAGGCAAATTATAAAATCAAAGGGATTAAGTTGTACGAATCAATCTGTAAATGTGTTTACAAATCAGGTTATCATACCGACAGGGATTACAAGTTCCGCGCCTCATTGATGGCTGAATACTGGCAAATCAAACGGGATAACTTTCCTTTAAAGAAAGAATACAATGTTTTTTAAATTATTTTTTATTTATTTGTGTAAATATTTTTTTGTTTAAATATTTATTTATATATTTACATATCGAAACAAACAAAACGATATTTCACCACTTAAAAAACAATTAATCATGACAAACTTAAATTTTAAACTTGTTAAAAATGTACAAACTGCTTCCGATTTTGGATTGCAATGGTTTGAAAATGGCTCAGGTAGGCAAGCTATTTATACTCTTTATTTTAACGAAAAGCCAATTAAAACTTACATTACTACTAATGCAGATAAAAAAATATATGCACTTGTTGAAATTGGAAACAAAGCCGTTAACGGTGTAGTAATTGTTCCAAATGTTGAAATCATTTATGAAGTAAAGTTTTCAATTAATCCAAATAAAAAAACTTATGGAACAAGAAAAATAGTAGTTACAAATGAAAATTAATTAAACCTCAAAGGGCAGTCCCCCAGCTGCCCTCCTTTTTTCACCACTTAAAAAACAAAACAAATGGAAAAGAATTTCACCAACACTCAATTCAAATGGACTTTTGAAAGCATCAGCGATAATATACCGACAATCATGCTTTTGACAATCGTCCTTACCTACGGGGTTAATGCTTATTTGACTGCCATCTTTTTACCAATTAACTTTTGGGTTGCAATCACCGCATCCACCATTCTACAACTTGGACGATTTGCAGTCGTTTTCATGGACTTTTTAAACCCTACTAAAGGTAGAAGCCCTTATCCACCTAAAATAGCCTTAGGAGCAACGGTAATAGCCTTAATCGAAGTTTTCTTTGGGTTAATGGAAAAGTATTCTGGAGCGGAATTTATTACAATGTTCTTTTTCGTTGGAACAATCGTCTGCTTTGGCTACCTACTTGAAATAAACTTTGTTAACAAAGGGGTTGAAGCGTACGGTTTAGTTGAGCCAAAAGTAATCAAAAGACGCAAAAGAAGGGTTGCTGCAAAAAAAGTCACGGAAGATGTACCAAAAGAAAGTAAGGGTTATGTAACTTCGTTCCAAACGATAACACTTTGAGGACATACATCGGGGTTGACCCAGCGATAAGAATAAACGGAATGGCAGCTTGCATCATTCAAGGAAAAGAGGTAAGATTCACGAAATACAAAAGGTTCGTGGATTTTATCCTTGATGTTCCAAAGTGGGTGCAATACGAAAAACCCGTTGTACTGGTGGAAGATTCCAGCCTTCAAAATGTAACTTTCAACTCTTCCATTAACCGCGCAATCCTTTCCCGTATGTCCCGAAACGTCGGCATGAATCAAGGCGCTTCGCGTATTGCCTATGAATGGATAAAAGAAAACGGGTACGAGGGTTACAACATCAGCCCTGAGCAAAAGGGGAAGAAGTGGGGAAAGGAAATATTTATGAAAATCTTCCAAAGCGAAGGTTACAAGTTTGAACCAAATTTTAAAACCGCCAAAATAAGTCAAGACGAAATCGACTGTTTTTCTCTTGCTTTACAGGCTAAAAATTACCAAAAACATGAAAAAAAATAATGAATTAATTGATGGCATAGAGATAAGCACATGGAAGGAAATTGAAATGATTGCTAAAACCTATCCGAAGCCGATTAGATATTCCGACGGTTTAAATAGTAAGATTGCATTATTAAAGTTTTATCTTGAGCCTTTGCTTCCAGATTTAAATCCGCCAATGATGACAATGGATAAGGGGCGAATGCTTACAATAGCTTACCGTTTGTATAAAAGCACCGACGGTGACGCGGTCACAAATTTATCATTGAAAATTATAAATCAAATTATAAATTAAGGTATCGATTACGTTTGTTCATAGTTTATTTGTGGTGAAATCGGGGTTGGCAGTTGCGTCAACCCTTTCCATTTTAAAACGTAACCCCTTGAGTCTTTGCATAATCAACCACCGCACGGGCATGACAAAGCGCCAATGTATTCTGGAATACTGGGTCGAACATCATCAACGCATCTTTGTAATTGGTAAAGAACCCGTTTTCAGAAAGAACGGCTGGCATATTTGTTTGGCTAAGAACAAAGAAATTAGCTTCCTTGTCTGGGTCATTGTCAATAGTATCCATTCTATAAACCCATTTAGGAAATGCCTCCTTGACCTCATTGAAAAGGAACTCAGCGTAAATGTCTGACTTTGTTTGTCCCTTTGATGTAAACACTTCAAAGCCCCTTGCCGTTGGTGTTGCCGCGTTGCCGTGGATACTTAGATACAACGAAGCCTCATAGTTCTGGGCGTTCATGTTTGCCTTTGCTACACGCTTGGTAAGGCTAACATCAATCACGGGGTCATACACATTGATAACCGACATTCCCCAGTCTTTTAAATACTGCTCAATCTTTGCCGCGACTTCACGGTTAAACACGCCTTCAAAAAACCAACCGTAACCATGGAACATTGAGTTGTTATGCTGGAAGCATTTTGACGGGTAAGTTGTGTAATTATAGGGTAATTTTTTTTTATCGTCAATGCCGCCGTGACCAGCATCAAGGAAAACACAAAATTCATTTGCTTTCATGTTTTATATTTTTAAGGGGAGAAGAAATTAATCAACTCCCCTCGGCACTAAGGTAGCGACTTCTCTGCGCCTATAATTTAAATCCAATAAGGGCAAATGCTGCGCTTATCAATGATAGCTTTGCAGGTAATTTTACCTCAATTTCCTTTCCTGCACACTCTCTTGATGTCTCCTTGATTTTATCCCAAATGATTTGAGCCAGTTGGATATATTCGCGCCATGTAAATTTTACCTTATTGCCTTCAAGATGAACGTTTATCTCAGAGGCTAACTCAGCAAAGTTCATTGAGTAACAAGCGATGTCACCCATTGGTGATTTTATTCCGTCTGCATTTTTTAATGCTTCTTTTAAATTAGTCTGCATATTATTTATTTTAACGATTAAAAAAACGTGTTATTAAAACGCCCAGATTTACACCCGTGATACGTTTTATATTTTCCGAAATGGAATATAACTCCACGGTTGCAATTAAAAACGCTGCCATGTATGTAATGTTGAAAGGAAGGCTAAAAGTATTTCTTGCACCTTCGAAAATAAGAATAGCACAAAAATAAACTACTATTTTTTCTATAGTCCTGTAAAGTCCACGACTATTTATCTTTTGCCCTTCCTTCTTTGCTGCAATGATTCCCGTTGCCATGTCGGCAAAAACAACAAAAACCGTAAATATCAAAAATCCCTTTATAGGAATGAAGAAGGAAAATATCCAGCCGCAACAAATCGCATACGTTATTTTTTCCCATCCAAGGTGCAAAAGGTTTATTAAGGTTGCTTTCATTATTCAAGTTTTATTAACCTCACATCTCCATCCACCGTTGCAAATTTGCCATCAGCATATTTATACAAGTCGTATTTAATACCGTTAAAGGCAAAGGAAACTTGATTGGTAAATGTAGATAAAAGTAAGTTGGTAGAAATCGTGTACACCTTGCCATTGTCTGGGTTAAATATAAGCCGTTTGTTTACATTTAACTCAATCTTACCATCAATAATTTCACCGTTAAAATTTAACTTCCAGTCGCCCAAAAACTTTGCCGTATCTCTTTGAGCCGTTGTAAAATAGACAGGCTTACCACTAATTTGAACGTGCAAGTCATTGTAGTAATTAATCCTTTGTACGGCTTTCCCCTTTGTAATAATAGGCTTTGCATGAATGGCTAACGTGTTGCTTTGCCTTTCAGCATCGGTAACAAGGCTTTGAATGGCAGTTGCAGAATCGCCCAATATTTGCTTTGAGCCTGTGACTGTGCTATCAGACAAAGTCGTTTGCTGAATAATGTAATAAATGTTGCCTTGCTTTTGAATGTACACCGTGTCTTTGACAACGTCTTGCGCAAATGAAAACAAGGGAAGGAATAAAAATAGGTATCTCATTTTATTTATTTTCGAGGTTGATAATTCTTTGTTCAAGGGCTTTGATAAGGGCTTGTTGCTCCTGTATGGCTTTGGTGAGGATTGGAATAATGGCTTGATAATTTACTGACATTGATTCCTCAAAACTAACAACCTCTGGTAAAATTGTACCAATATCTTGAGCAATAAAACCAAGTTGTTTGCTTCCATTACTTTTATATGTATATTGAACTGGTTGTAAATTTAAAATTTCATTTAAACCATATTTTAAATCAAAAATATCATCTTTTAAATTAAAATCTGAACGTGTAGTATAAGCTGATGCACTAACATTACCTCCAACGTACACACTATCAACAACGTGTAAACGATAACCGCTTTGTGGACTCCCAGTTCCAATGCCGACGTTACCTGCGCTGGTGATGCGTAGGCGTTCGCTATAAGATGATGGAATTCCACCATTTGTGTTAAAATTACCTGCGCCACTTTCAAAAACCAAAGCCCCTGCATCTGCTGCATTAACGTAGCTTCTGAAAAAAGTTGTTACAGCTGTAGATGCTGAATGGTAAGACGCTTGCGTTATATAACCACTATTGTTTCCGTTAGACGCTATTCTAAATTGTCTTGGAGTATTGCCGTCAAAGTTTGCACTTGTCCAATCTAAACCCAAAAATGCATCTCCACCAACAACGTGCAAACGTGAAGCAGGACTTGTAGTTCCAATACCTAACCTAAAATTTGTATTATCCCAATGCAAATTTGTTGGCGTTAAAACTCCACTTGTTCCATTTCCAACCATTACTTTATTTGCCGTTAATGTAGTCGCATTCGTTCCCCCATTTGCCACAGGCAAAGTACCAGTTACACCCGTTGTCAATGGCAATCCCGTTGCACTTGTTAAAACACCGCTTGAAGGAGTGCCTAACGCTCTGCCACTACGGTAATAATTTGTAAGCATCGAAGCCGTGTCGCTCGGCAAAAGGTTTAAACGCAGCCACGCGTTGCTCGTTGCCTTTTTATAATGCCACATTATATTGGTAGTCGTATCAAGAACCATGTAAGCCATTGTGTCAATAGAAGGCTTTCGCACCGTATCAGTTGCAGCGACACCCCGCCAAATAAGCCCATCGGCACTTGTCTGTTCTCCTAATGTTATCTTTTGATTGCCATTGCTCGGATACTGTGCCCATGCAAGGCAAGGCAAAAGGAAAAGGAAGAGGGGAAGGAGTTGTTTCATGTTTATGTTTTTTAATTTCTTTGCATTATATGCCAATTTGTTCCATCTGCAACTAAAGTAATCCATTGAGGGGTAACATTACCCGCGCCTAAAATTGCAGTACCAGCCGAACCGCCAGCAAAAGGAATAACATTTGATGCGGTACTTATTACCGTTGCATTTGAAAGATTTTTTATCATATATTGCCTTCCACTTGTTGCCGTTGTTAAATCAATGGATGTTGTTGAGCCTGTTCCCGTTATTACAAGTGAAACTCTATTTGAGGAAAATATAATAGTTGCCCCAGTTGTTGTTTCTAAAAATACATAGCCAACTCCAAGTGTAGTTCTTGCAACCGCTGCACTTTCAGCGCCTGTTCCACCGTTGGCTATTGGTAAAGTTCCCGAATATCTATCAGACCTCCAGTAAGGATTAAGCATTGTAGCCGTATCCGTTTTATTTAATTTTAGGTCAATACGGTTGGAAAGAGAAGCCGTATCTGTTTTATTTAATTTTGCATCAATACGATTACTTAGGCTCACCGTGTCAAGGTTGGTTAAAACATTGTTCCCGCCTTCGGTAATTGCGCCTGTGACCGCAAGGGTACTTGATAATGTGGCTGCGCCTGTGACGGTTAAGGTTGAGGATACAGTTGTAGGTTTTAACAAACCAATATTTCCTGTAACTCTGTTCATTGTTAAACCTATATTTGTAACATTAGAGCCTCCTAAATTATCTCTTGTTACTAATTCCATTCTATCTAAATCAGCACCTCCATTATATCTTAGAATGCCACCATACTCAACATCCGTAGAAGATGGTGTTCCTGTTTCCGAAAACAAAATAGATGCAATTCCAGTACTGCCAGATTTTAATAAAATATTTTTAGCTACATCTAAAGTAAGATTTGCTATCGGCGCTACACCTATGCCAATATTTCCGCTGCTTTCTTGAATGACAGAATTACCTAATGTAGATGTGCCTGTAAATAATGGCAAAGTATTTGTTGTTCCCGTTCCCGTAACTGGGTTAGTCAATGTGTTTTGCTTTGCCGCAAATCTGGAAGTTAGATTAAGGTTTAATGTATCTGACTGTGTAAATAAAAATGTGGTATCAGCTGCGACCGTGCCCGTTGTACTTATTGTACCTCCCGTTAACCCCGTCCCCGCCGTTACACCCGTCACGCCTTGCAAATCGGTAAACGTTGGCGCAAATGTTCCACCATCTAACTGGGTTAAGGTTAATGTTTTTGTATCTGTTCCCGTAAAAACTGCATTGTTTATCTTGTCATTGTAAGCAATATTCCAATTACTTGAATTATTAGGAATAGAGGAAGCCCAAGCGCTACCCGTTGACAAGGCAATACCAGCCTCAGGGTAAACAGGATTTGGAAAAACACCCGTACCAATAGAACCAATGCCGCTAACTGTTGCGACGGTATAATTTGCACCTGATTTAAACGAGGTTGAAACAATGGTAATTTTATTTGTGTCAGTAAGATTATATTGGTCATTATTTAATAACTGCCCATTTCTAAACACTAAAATATATGCCTTTAATTGAATAGGAAATTTAGGCGTTATTGTCCATGTTAATACGCTTGTTGTTGCGGGTGAATATTCTTGCTTTAGAATCTTAATAGTATCATTCCCAATGGCAACGTCAACAATGGAATCCCGTATTCGTGTAAATACAACAGCCGAATCAAGTAGCAAAGTTCCCGTCGTGGTTATTGTTCCACCGAGCAAGCCAAAGCCCGTTGCAACGCTTGATACCGTTCCCTTAGTGTTTATTCTTGAGGACAATGAAGCCGTGTCTGATGCATTTAATTTTAGTGCAAATCTGGAAGTAAGATTTAATGAAGAGGTATCGGCATCACGGAAATAAGGAAGAAGCATTGAAGCCGTATCTGAAATATTTACCTTATTATTTATTCTATTGGATAACGTAACCGTATCGGATAACTCCATTAAAACAGAAAGGTCAGCCGACACCGTGCCCGTGGTTGTAATTGGGTCAGGACTTACCGTTATTCCTGTTCCTCCAGAAATAGAGGTTAGTGAACCCGAACCACCACTACCCGAACCGCCGCCACCTTTAGGAAATATTACCGTATAATTTTCACCTAACTTAAAAGCCGTTGACCCAATTACAACTGAGGCATTAGTTGGTATAGTGTATTGAGTTGGCAATAATATTTGACCATTACGGTAAACTTGCACCACGTTTACACCAGCTGGGACTAATGTGTCCGTTTGTGTCCATGTCAAAGTTGAGGAAGAAACATTTGTAAAGTCTTGACGCGCGTAAAATCTGCCAGCCGTATCGACATAACTTTTTTTAGCATAAGGCAAAAGCATTGCCGCGGTATCTGAAATGTTTAGTTTTAAATTAATCCGATTGCTTAAAGACGTGGTATCAACTGTTGAACCCGATGGTAATTGATTCCAAACATTGGAAGTAAAATCAAATGAATATAATTTTAGATTAACGGTATCAAGGATAACCCACGCATATTGATTTGAAACTGGTTGAATACTTGAGGTGTCGCTTAATGAACCCCTCCAAACCAATCCGTCGGCGGTAGTCTGGAAACCTAATCTTTGTTTATTTATATTAATAGGGAATTGACCGTAAAGGCTAATAGAAAGGAATAAAAAAAGAATTGAAGGTATTTGTTTTTTGCCTCCAATCCTCTTGATTAAACTACTCCCGACTTTGATTAAAACCTCTTGTATTAATATTTCACCGACGCGCCCCAATGCCTTGAGGAATCGTCTTTCTTTTTTTGGTTTTTCTATCATAACACAATTCCTAAAGTATTGTAAATGTCAGTAATTTCTTCTTCGTGTTCGTCGCAAGTTGAATCAGGGCAACCGATAGCGCTTGGAATAAACGCGGTCAAAGGTGTTGAGTAATTGCAAAGAAAATCTTTAATCCTTTTCTTCTTTACGTCCAACCTTTGTAACAAAGTATCTTGATAAAACTTTAAACCATCAACCCCGACGTTTTGCCCATATTCATTATCAAGGGTATATAAACCATTTGAGCCAAGTTGCATTACCATGTAGGGCGAAGCTTCATAAAGAACTGCATTGGCGCAAAAAGATTTTAATTGTTTGTCCCAAATGTCTTGATAAGAAGTTGATGTAAACGCGGTTGAACTTCCCTTGTCTGTCACCATTGAATCATACAAGGTTAAGCCAATGGCGGGAACAATCCAACGGAACTCGGCATCTTGAATATGTGGGCTAATAAGCGACTTATCAAGTCTTATATCGGCTGGTGTTGGACGTGCAACCCCTCCAGCTATTACTTCACTCGGTTGTATTAATTGGCTCATTGGTTGGGGTTGTTTGTTCTATTTCTACGGGTGCGTAACCCAATATTTCTCTTTTTTCATTCATCGAAAGGTTTTCTTCAACCTTGATTTCGCCCATGAAAGACACGGG